CGCCAAATCTCTTCTTAGCATTGAACTGAGAGCAGTTTCTCCTGCTCTATCATCTCCAACTCCTTTTCTACTTTGATTTGGATAAAATGGAATATCAAATGCCATGTCTTTATAGTGATATGATCCACTAGCATGTTTTCCATCATTCATAGATCCTATTGTCCACCCCTTTCTTTGCAACCATCTCGCTGCTGCATCTCTAGTTTTTTTACTATCAAAAGCAATATGATCATGATAATTTCCACCGCCGTGATCGGCACGATATTTTGGAGAAGATTTATCACCAGTAATATATTCTATTACCTTTCCAGTTCCATTTGCTGGACCAGTTCCCAATTCGGGTTCAGTTCCACCAGTAGATCCAATCATAGGACCACTAGATGGTGCTGCCAATTTTCCACCAGCTAGAAAATCTTTATCTAATCTGGAACTAGTTCCAGTTCTAATAAATTCAGCTTCTCTTTTTCTTCTTCCTATTAATCTAGAATCATATCCTTGAGTTCCTGAGACACTCAATGATTCCACAGCGTCAGCAATTTTAGCGGTATCTCCAGTTTTTGCCGCAGTAAGCGCAACACTTGGAACATGTCCGTAATTATAAGCAAGTGAGGTTAAAACTGCTTTTGCTTTAGGATCAAGTTTTGCCCATTGATCAGCACCAACTTGTTTAATTGCTACATTTCTATGACTAGAAATATTCGATCTAAGTCCACCAACAGCTTGCTCTTTTGTTATTTTATCTCCTAATTTTACTGCTCTGTCACCCAATCTGGTTTGTCCATATCCTATTGTAGGAACATCTCCAGAATTTTGGTATGCATCTAAACGAACTCCCTCTTCACCAGCAATCAACGCTTCAGTCATTTGCTGTTCATCACCAGTAGCTTGATATTTATCTTCTTCTCCTGGTGGTGGTTGTTGTTCTCCTCTACCAGCGCCAGATCCAATACCTGCTTCTTTCATCAAATCAACTAATCTTTGAAATCCTCTCTGTTTATCAAAGAATTCTGTCAATCCCTTAGCATCATTTCTTGCAGACAAATCTGGATTTTGTTTTTGTGCATCTAGTAAACCTTTACCAAAATTTTCAAAGGTTTTTTTACCCTCACTTCCCTCCAGTGGGAATACACCTTCTGCTTTTCCACCCTCACCCATCAACGCAGTAGTTGGTTGATTTATAATGCCTCCAGTGGCAAATGCTGCTTCTGGTTGTAAAGTATCTTTTGCCATCAATGCGGCATCAATACCAAGAGAAATGCCAGTTCCTATTCCAGGAACAGTGGATGCAGCGCCAGATGCAATCTCCCCAACTGCACCCAACAAATCACCTTTGAGCAACCTTTCAATTCCAAAACCAGCACCAGCTAATAATCCAACTCCTGGGATTTTCTTCAATCCTATTTTTTCTGCTCCTTTAACCAAACCTTTCTCAATTCCTTTTGCTCCTGCTTTTTGAGCTGGTTTAGATAATGCAGTCAATCCCCTTTGTGCAACATCACCAGCAAGTCCACCAGCAGCACCTCCAAGAGGAACAGTTTTTGCTGATAATCCTCTTGCTAAATTACTATTTTTACTTCCAAGAGTAGTAGTTGATTTTCCACCAGATCTCAAGGATTTGTAAGTATCAAATATATCAGATACTGGCAACCCACCACCAGAAGACTGAAAACTAGGTCTTTGTCTTACAAATGGTGTCTCTGTTTGTATCGTTCTAGCTAGTTGTTGTTGTCTTTGTTCTTGTTTTTTGCGATGATTTTCTGGACTTAAAGATCCAGCAATTTGCTTTTTCTTATCTGTATTTCCCTTGTCTATTGAAGATCCAATTCGATTGAGAAGTTTTGTATTGTCACTACCAGTAGATTTTGTCTCTTCAGACAACCTAACAATTGCTTCCGTAACTTTATTTACAGCAGATACTATGTCAACACCACTATCTCTTGATATTTCTGGTCCATTTTCATCTGCTCGCATTTGTTTAGATTTTGCGAACAAACTTTTTCTCTGCTCTGGTGACAAATATTCTCCAGCAGTTCCAACTCCCTGCTGTGCTTGTTTGAAAAATGCATCTGCATTTAATGGAGTTGCTGGGGCAGAAATACCAGGAATATTTACAAAACTACCACTTTTACCTCCACCAATATTTGGAGATCCAGGCAATCTAGGTCCACCAGGAGGAAGTGCTGGAGTTTCAGATTTTATTATTGAATCTTTTCCTTGACCAAGCAAACCTGTATTTTTTCCAGCACCAAATATTCTTTGTGCAGGTTTTTTATCAGTAATATCCGTAACATTTACACCTTCCACATTGTCGGTTTGCATAGCACCTTTTTTGGTAGGTACTAATCCACCTTTTTGTTTTCCAGTATAATTCTGAAGAAGCTTTTTCAGACCTTTTTTTACAAGATCATTTAGAAATTTATTACTGGCCTCTCCGTGACCTTGTGGTGCAAATGTAAAAGCTCCCATTATGCCCTTGCTGCTTGTGCTTGTTCTTGTTTAACTTGATCTAGATACTGCATCAACAGAGTTACATATACTTGCCTTTCCCAAGGCATCATATTTTCAATCTCAGTCAAGCTATATTTATGGTGTTGCATCAAGGCAAAATTGGTCTTGTAATACCCTTCCATACTATTATGGAAGAGTGCTATCCGAAAAAATTTGCTAGACCCGTAATTGTATATTCTGATTCAACGCCAGTATTTGGATTTTTCAATGAGAAAGTATGTTCAAGTCTTGGTACATCACTAAAGAACTCTTGTAATTTCTCCAATTGCAAATTTGTAAGATCTTCTAAAAATTCAGTGAATTCTTTTTGCGTAGTTGTTGAACTATCATAGACATCATCACCATCAAATAGTTGATCAATACAAGAAGCGATGATTTCTAAGATATTATCGTTTGTTGCAGGTTTTCCAATAATTGAATTTCTTACAAAGTCTGGAAATGATGGGTATTTCATAATAAATCCCATATTATCAGAAATCATAATCTTATTGCTATGACCTTCTGGTTTCGTAACTTTAATTTTAGTTAAATCTAACTTATAAGGTATTGTTGTAGTATTATCATCCCTACAAGTAACGGTCATATCAACTACTTCGCCAACCGATACAGCACGGATATTCAGAAAAATATATTCCAAATCAAACATTGGCATTTCTTCTACTTTAATGCCTCTTGTTTGTATGCATCCCTTTAAGAGATTTTTTACAGCATTTTCAATCTGTTTTTCATCATTTGATTCTAGAGCCAACAATAATACCTTTTCTTCCTTTACAAGAAATGGACGATATTTTAGTGTTTTCCCAGAAGATGGAATTTCTAGCTCATATGTTGGATGAGCAACCTGTGGTAATGCCATTATGTTTAGACCAGATCATATGTATATTTATCTCAACTTTTGGAGAGATTTTTTGGCGGAAAAATTTTTTCCGATTTTGCGGAATTGAAAATTACTTTTTGGAACCAGGAACCACCTTTTGTTCCACATCTTTTTTAGCCTTGCCCTTGTACATTCCAGAAAGAGTTCCAACAACAGATCTTATATCATTTGAAACTGTATAATGTCTTGCATACGACAGTTGAACAGTTACTGATGTTAATTGAGAAGGTCCATAAGCAAGGGGAACGGCATCAATAGAAACTGGATATGCTTGCTCTAAAACATATGTTATTGGAACTCTTTGATTAGGAGCATTGGGACCGATTTCAGTCTTACTAATTAATATGGTTGTTGCATAAGAATCTCTGTATCTAACTCTGATGGGTCTATTTTCCATTCTTGGTCTTACAGTACCAAGACCTGTCATTTTTTCCAACCCAAGATTTTTTTCCTGATCCGTGTATTCAATTTCATGTCCACTAAAAATCCAATCATGCCATTTATTAAAAAATTTCAATGCTGATAGGTTAGCATCCAATAAAAATCCCAACTGTATCTGTGAATATACTCTAGTGTGTGGATATTGTATTTGTCCAGATCCAAGATACAATCCATTTGTAGTACCAGTTGCAGTTGTCACATTAGGTAGTTGAGCTTCACTGCAAAACAAACTAACAATTTGTTCTAGATTTTGATATTGAACTGGTGGTTTAACAATTTTTACAAGAAAATTGTTACTAGATGACATTCCGCCATAGCTAGCAATAGCACCAATAAAACCGTTGATTGACACACTAAATACCTATGTTGGTACAACTATATTTATGGCATACTCTGGGTTATACAAACCTGTAAATCCTAGCAAGTATCGTGGCAACCCAACTCGTGTTATCTATCGGTCGCTATGGGAACGAAAGTTCATGGTGTTCTGTGATAACAACTCTTCAATAATAGAGTGGGGAAGCGAAGAGGTAATCATACCATATCGTGCCCCAGATGGAAAAATTAGACGCTACTATCCAGATTTTTATATCAAGGTTCGTGAAAAGGATGGCAAGATCTCTAAGTATATTATTGAAATCAAACCCAAAAGACAAACACTACCACCAAATGACGCAAACAGAAAAACTGCCGCCTATCGTAATGCTGCACTAACTTTTGTAAAGAACCAAGCTAAATGGTCCGCCGCCCGTGAGTATTGTGAAGACAGGCAGATGAACTTCTTAATACTCACCGAAGACCATTTAGGAGTATAGCAATGGCACAAGGATTTAAAGAAATACAAAGGAATAAAGTCAATAAAGATCCAGGATACAAAACTTTATTTGAACGTGTAACAGAAAAAACTGGTGGAGAAAAGAAAAGTTATAGTTGGTATCTCTCCGCTGTCAAGTCAGAAGCAGGAAAATACAAGAAAAATTTTGACAAGTATGTTCTGGATGAAAAGAGGGATCGTACTGGAGTAGCAAAGGAACAAGATCAAAACGAACTTAGAAAGTTTGTTGTTGAAGGTCACCTCTACATGTTTGAATACAAAGCAAAGATGAAATGGTTACCCTATTATGATAGGTTTCCTCTTGTTTATGTTATCAAATCCACCAAAGAAGCATTTTGGGGAGCTAATTTACACTATCTACCAATCAAGAAAAGGATACTTTGCATCAAGAAGTTGATGGAAGGAAAGATCGAGATGCCCAAAGTATGTTTCCATAAATATATAAGCGATCACGTCAACGGACTGTATATTGATTTAGCCTCTGCTGAGTGGGACACTGCTATTCTTCTGCCAACAGAAGATTTTGTGAAAGATGTGAATGGTGTCAAATTTCCTATCAACAAAGAAGAAGTTTGGAAAGAAACACTTGACAAATATTATGACAAAATCACAGCACACAGGATCATCAAAGGATATGGAACAAAGAAAAGCAGGGAGATGAGTAAATAAATGGCAGAAACCACATACGGTACTGGTCAAGTACAACAAAATTCTTTCAATACTACAGCAA